GAAGATAATGTAAAGAAAAATGCAGAGAACGAATCTCTTCATATAATACAAGAGGAAGTTAACACAGAAGAAAAAATAGTCAATAAATATTTAAGAAGTATAGAATATAATGCTACTAGAGCTAAAGTAGCTAATCCTAAAAAAGAAGATTATGTGTTGATTGAATATTATATTGTTGAATTAACTGCAGCATTGAACTCAATAAAGGATCCAAGCGGTTTAACTTTAGAATATAGAGATCAAATAAATATTTTCACAGACCAAAGATATGTGTTAGATGGGTGGAAACCAGAAGATATAAAAGAAAAAGGAAATGATTACATTAAAGAACTAGAAAAAGGGATTACTATAGGTGATTGGTTCCAAAAGGGATTAGACATCTATGCAGAAGATAAAAAACTTTCTGATGTAAAAGATTGGTTAGAAGATATAAAAAATCCTAATAAATTAGAAAATTATGAAAAAACTGAATTAATTTCCAAGTTGATGTATCTTTATGAATTTTATTTAGACATTAAAACTAAAAATGAAGAGTATAAAGATTTAAAAGAAGCTGATAATAAAAAACAAGTTGTAAAAGAAGGTAATTATATTTCTAATTTCTTTGGGAATTTATGGAAAAGATTTGATGCACTCCCTGATGAAATTGCTGAGTTAGAACAAAGATTAGAAGGCTTAGCATTATTCACTGGATATTCTATAACTGAAATTGAAGGAGAAGATTATAGATCATATTTAATTTCTGATAAAACTGGTTGTAAAGGACCTGATAGAGATCCAAATTTAGGGGGATCCACAGAAACAGATTTAGGATCAATAAAATATTGGCTTAAATATTGTTCATTTGCAACATTAGTTGGTTTAAATCCGTTAACGTGGAGTACTGGATTTATTTTACCAACTGGTCCATTATTACTTCCAACTGTTTACATTCCTATAAAACCAATAACCACTAGTTATGGATTTATAGTGTTAGGATTAACAATTACAGGAATATGGGTATTTCCTATGGTGTTAATGGTTAATTATTCTACTAATTATAGTTTGCCTATTGCTGATCCTGCTACATTTATTAGAAATCAAATTTCTGCTCTTAAAACGGAAATATCTGGACAATTATCTGATTTTAAGAAAGATGCTTTAGTAAATTTTGCTGATAAAATTAAAGTAAACGTAAATGAGTTGAATATAGAAGTTGAAGGAGCTGAAGCAGCTATTAAAAATCACAGATTAGGAAAGCCTCCCAAGACTAAGAAATTTGATCAAGAACAAATTAATTGGAATACAGCAAATGTTAGCTTAAAAGAACAAAGAACAGAGATAAAATTAAAAAGATGGGCGGAGGAGAAAAAATATAAAATTGCATACGAAGCAGCTACATTAGGAACTACTACTGGAAGTGGGTCTGAAGATGCTGGGATATCAAAGATTCAACAAACTGAAGATTTGATTTTGAAGCAATTTGATAAATTAGATGTATTGGCAGATAAAGCAGATAAAATAGTAGCGCCTTTACCGATAACCTTACAACCTGAAACAGCTAATTTTGGAATTACATTGAAAAATCCAAAGCCTATTATAAATATCGCAAGTGAAATTGACGATAATATAAATCCAATTCCTTTAGAGAAAATAACAAATAGGTTTAGATTAGATAATGAAAAATTAATGACTAAAGGAGGAGAAGCTTTTGATTACAAAAAATATCTATCAGTTATTAAAGTTGCTATGCCGACTTTAATTAAAAAAGATCCATTCCCTGCATATGAAAATCTTGGATTATTAAATATCCCATATTTAACTTTTCTTGCTAAAGATTTTACTGTATCAGGTTCTCAAACTTATGGCATGCCAGGGTTTCCACCTTTCCCAATAGGTTAAAATTCTGATAATGGAACTCTCTTCCATCTTTTTTTAACCCAGATATATAAGAAATTCTCATCCATAGACAATTGTAAATTGTTTGGTATTGGGTTAGGGTTATCGTTTATTGAAACATCTTGATTAGTGAATGTAACTAAACGAACATTAGTTTCCTTATCAATATCAAGTTGCATAAAATCCATTATGCCCTTTATACTAATATGAGAAGGGGATCTCCATCCTACACCATCAATTTCTACGTATGATTTATTGATGTCAAGAGATGGAAGATCGATTTTTTGTACTCGTTTCATTATACAACATGTATTAATCCTGGGTATGTTCGAGAAGCTAAGTTACCATAACTATCATAACTTTCAGCGATTACATCATAATATCCAGATGTATCAAAAACAAATGGAACAGATTTGTTAAATACTCTGAAAACTACATCTTGAGAAATATTCTCCTTAATAGTCCAAATGTTATTTTGATCTAGTAAATAAGTACATGGATCATACAAAGAATTTAATATAAGTAATTCTCCAACTGGGACATCCACTGCAAGTTCATGATAATAATATATTGAAGAATCTAAACCTAAAGAAGAATCATACCAATTATCATTAGCATACTCTTGATCAAATAAAATATTCATCATAACGAATGTATTGTCTAGGAAGTATTCTCTGTAATCTTTATTATGATAAATTTCAAATATATTAGAAGTTTCTGAGCCGGCTGATACATCTAATTCATAATTAGCAAAAGAAGCATAAGCGTGTCTTGCTTTTATATCATATCGGCTAGGATCATTTACTATAAATTCTGGGAAATTCATATCAAATGTATGTGTTGCATTTGAAACGTCAATAACCCTATAACTTGATCCCCATTGATATCCAGTAGAAAGATCTTTAACTATTAAATTCACTAATTGATTATCTAAGAATGTGTAGTTACTAACATCTAATGAAAATGTAACAGCGGCTAAGTTATTAGAAGGATCACTTGTAGATCGTTCGGTAACATTATGAATGTAAATGTTATGAGAACCGTCTAATATAAAATCTGATGGAATACTATCTAAGGTATATGTTGTTGGACCTCCACTTGTAATAAAAGTAGTGGCTTCATCTACTGCCATATAAGATCCTTTATAAGTTTTGATAAGAACTACATCATCATTTGTTGAAAATTCTTCGTATAGTTTAACAATATCTACATTAGATCCAGAAATATTAGATATTTGTTCAGAAGCAAGATAAAATTTATCAATTGTTCCTGGTTGTGGAACATCCTGGAAATATGTAATAGAAGGAATACTGATGTAGTTATTTCCACTTGCGTCTTCTTCTAATGATAATCCTAAATATGGAACTTCTCTTTCATATATTGGAAGATTATTTTCAAATAATAAAGTACTAACATCTAATTCAGTAATAGATACATCTGAATAATGTGATGTGATAGTATAAATTGTAGGTGATTTAACGTATACATCGTGAGGTTCTCTTATATGATTTGAATATAAGATATTATAACCATCCCATGCAAATACTTCAATATTATAATCACCTGAATAATTTACATTCATCGTATAAATACTATTATCTAATGCCAGTAAAGAATCACCACCAGTTAAACCGGATGGATCAGCCCAATAATATTCGCTTGGGTCAATAACATACAATGGCATTCGAGGTGAAATATATTCTATGTTCAATTCTATATTTTGTTCTAATGAACTAGTATCGTAATGGAAATTAATATATGATCGAACATCATCTACTGGTTCTGCAGTAGATGGATCTAAATTATCCATGAAAATCTTACCATCTAAAATATCAAGGTGATATAATTTATCAGTATCAAATGTGTGGACAATATTACTAGCATCGATAGTTCTAAAATTCTTAAAACTTAATAATGGAACTCTATAAGTTTCATCAAATGCGTATTGTAATAAAGATCCGGAGCCTACACTATTATCTGATAACCAAACATAGTCATCGTATCTATAAATTTCTCCGGTGGAGGATTCTAATATATAACCACCAGCAAGAGATGGGTCAGTTTCGGGATAAATATGATAAGCTGCAGATCCTGGCCAATCATTGCTACTTGCGTCTCTAATATAACCTTCTTCTAAAATTATTCCTAAATTAATAGATGTATCATAAAATACTGTAGATGTGTCAAATAAATTATAAAATTTGATTTGATTCTCATAAATCCATAGAGGATTTGTAACATGGGTAGATGTCAATACTCCAGAATCTGTTTTAGAAACAGTTGCCTTCCATTGAATATCATTAATTTCTACAAATGGGTGTGATAAAGGAGCTCCAACTTCTAAATAATGATCCGGATCTGCTAAATATGATGGATCAGATGGAGATAAAGATTCTCCAGTAATAGGATCCCAGACATAGTTAATATAATCAGATATTTTAGTTTTTTGAGTACCGATAGTAGTTAATGCATATTCTTTTAATGTCATATTAATAGATGCTTCACCAGTAGTTAACTCAGAAAAATCAGGAGTAGTTTCCGGAGTTAGAGTTTGATAACCAGAATAGTCATATTCCATATTATCGGTTGACCATATAAGATTAATATATCTTTCGAAATATACACCTTCACCTGTAATATCTATAATTCTAGCATTAACCCCAATGATATTTTTCTCTAACCAATTTTTAAGAGCAACTAGTTTAATAAATAACTCCTCTATATTATATTCATAGCAATTTTCTGTTTCGGGGGTTCCCCATGCATCTATAGTGCCTGTTTCCTTTGTGATGCAATAATTAAGAGATAATTGATTTAATTTTTTAAGAGCTCTTCGTTCATCTGGAGAAAACATAAGAATAGTTTTAGTTCTATCTCTTGCTTCATAAGGAACTATAAGAGAAAGTTTTTTATTCTCTTTTACATTTTTGAACCATTCTCTGACATAAATATCATCATACCCTAACCATTTAAGAGCATTTATAAGTGCTTTGTATGTTCCGATATACGGGGTGATTTCCGCATGTTCCAGGATCATATATTTTGATTTGGGATTGATAATTTCATAATCAGGCAAAGCTTCATTAATATCAGCTTCTTTAAACATATGAGGGAAATCTTTTGGATCGGGCAACCCAAAGTTTCCTAATAGAGTTCTGAATCTTTCATCTTCACCAATAGCTTCAGCATTAACTACAATTTCACCCATAGTATAATAAATACCATCAATGACATTATAGATTCTAATACTTCTTTCAAAAACTCCTTCAGTATCTGATCTAAATCCTACATTTATAGTAAGAGGTGTAGATACTGAATATGTACTTACATCAAATACTAATTCATCAGTCCATGTTATATCTTCTAAATCTGCATCTACTGTGAAAAATTTGATTTCATCCTCATCTCCCAACATTCTAAATACTAATGATGAAGTAGAAGGATCAAATGGTCTACCGACTACATCATTTCCAAAGTCTTCTAAAATATATAAGTGTTCTGTTTCAACAAGACCTTGAGAAACAGGCTTTAGAAATAAAGCTGAGGAATAAACTGTGGAAGGGTATAAGAAATTACCCGAAACATCAATATCTTCTAATGATCCGATTCCTTGTGTATTTACTGGATCTGGATTAAATATAGAAACATCTGTGTATACAATAGAAACATCCGATGATATATCAACTCCTTTTTCTCCAAACACATAATCATAATTTATAGATGTTGGGTCATAATAATAGAATCCACTATTAGTTATTTCAGCATCGGTAACTATCCCAGATGGATCTGTTATTAAATATCCCGCAGCAGATGCTGAACTAACATCGCCTACAAAATTTAATCTTAAATAGTCATCGGCATACCAATTTAATGGGCTGCCGTGTTTATCGAATAATTTCCAATTGTTTAATTGCATATTAGTTAATCATTGTTGTGTTTTTAGAATGTGCGATAGAAAACCATTTTTTAATCATTTTCGAAGATTCCAGAACATAAGTAATAAGACCTTCTAATTTCCCATACATATTTATTTGCTGAGGGTTTGCCCATAATTCTGGTGATGTACCATTTTTAAGCATATTTCCAAGATAATCATAGCCAAGATTCTTAAAATTATCGTTTAAGTGTTTAGCTTGATTCATATAAGAAGCTCGTACTTTAAAGGACTGATTTCTTTGTTGATCGTCTACATTTAATTCATACTTGTTCATACGTTAGTTCCTACATTATTTAAGATTGCTTGGTTATTTTCCTCATTTAAATCTTTAGAAGTATAACCCCTAACCTGAATATTTATTGTTGATAATTTACTTTTATCTGTTCCATCTTCATAATAAACTCCATTAGAACTTTCCCAACCACCTCTTATCATAGCATATACATCTTTAACTGGTACGCTATTATTCCAAGCATCTTTAACAGTTCTTTCTAATATGATATCTCCGTAATCATCTATTCCATAATGAGTTCTATAAATATTAAAATTATCTTTGTCGGCATCAAACCATACATTTACTGAGTCTACTCCATCGACGCCTTCAATAACTCTTACAATATCAGAAACTGGAATTCTATCTCTTCTTGTGTTTTTCAAAAAATAATCAGATGTTGCAGAAATTATAGATTCTCTAACGTTATCATATTCATATCCTTCCCATAAAATAAGGGACATATTAAGAACAAATCTTGGATATTGAATATCTAAGATTGCATTATCTACAGTAACAACTCTTTGGCCACTTTCTTCAATTAAATCAAGAATGGCAGTTTCTTCGTCACTTGATAATTGAAAAGATTCAATCGGAGCATCAAAATAATTTATTCCTGGTGCAATTCTTTTATTGACATCAGGAATTAAGAACAAATAAATTACGTTATCATCTTTCTTTTGTTCTTCTAATATTTGTTGGTTTATGAATAATTGTTGATTAGCTACATCTAATTCTTCCTTTTTAGATATAGCTTGTGTAGATCCAACTCCATATGTTGCAGTAAGATTTAAATATTGTTGTTGAAGTTGTTCGTATGCGCCCTTAGATTGATTATATTTATCTAGTGCAAATTGATCTTCGAATGTTGCAAAACCTGGTATTGCATCAATAATCGTAAACATATTTAGCTTACGTAAAAAATAAATGTAGTTATTTACATTTGCTAGAACAAAGCTTCTTGACATATGAGGGGCTAACAACCTTGTTAGATACAAAGGCTCTTCTAATGTTCCAAATAATATTGTGTTCTTAACTGAAATATTTAAAATTTTATTTAAGTCAATTTGCTCTCCATTAAGAGCATATCCAGTAGATGTAAATTTCCATTGATCCTGGGCGTTTGCTTGTTGGGTAGTTATATTTCCAGGTTCTCCATCAGTTATAAGATATTCAACTAAAATAGTAGAACCTAATGCAGGTACCTTTCCGTTATATCCATTCCCAAAGAATACATCGAGTCCACCAGTCTGCCCTGTTTTTACTAAACATCCTTCTAAATCAAATGTCATATCTAAAATAGATTCTTGCATGGGCCATAATTTTCCATTAACATAAACGTTTACAAAATAATTATCAATAGAAGCCCCCTTTTTAGTTGCAAAATTAAATGATTGTAATGGATCTCCTGTACCAGTTGCTTGTTGGTACTCAATAGTTCCTTGCATTATATTACAATTCAAAATATTCTTAATGCTAGTTAAGTTAAGTCTTGCCTCCTCACCAGGAAGAACAATAGTATAAGTTAATCCATTTGATTGGTTAGTAAGAGTTGTATAATTTGGAACAACTACTACACTTGAATAAGTATCTAATTTTTGACCATTCCAATTAAAAGTTAAAGTCCCTCTGGCAGCCATAGCCCTAGAAGGATTATGGCCAGTTAAACTAGCTAAACCTTTAACACTATTAGGTCGAGATGCAGTTTTAATGTTTAATTCTGTAATTGAATCTTCGATATAAAACAAAATCATTCTACCATAATTCAACATAACTTGTAACAGCTGCCCCATAGGAGATGCCATAGTAAAGTATTGTCCTACATTACCATAAGTTGTTGATAGGAAATTTATTGAATCCTGATATAGCTCGGATAAGCGAATTCGTTGTGTTTTAAATATGTTCGGTGTTCTAGCCATATTAAATTAGTTTATTTTTACATTTTTCTCCATGAAATCTTGTATATATATTAACTGCTATATCCTTTTTACAATATTTACAAACTATTCTTTTTTGTTTTATGCCAATATGTGCTTTACTCATATTATCTTTAGATTTTTCTGAATGTTTTATCCCTTTATTTTTTTTACCATTTTTTTGTAATTGTTTAATATGCTCTTTTGATAATTTTTTTCCAATTTGTCCAATACTCATATTTTTTTTAACTTCTTCAGATCTTTTTTTACCTAAATTAGATTGTCTTATCTTTTCTTTTGTTTCTTTAGATCTAATCTTTCCCCAATTAGGATTTTTTTCTCCTAAATTTGCAATTCTTATTTTTTCCTTAGTTGAATCTTTTACTTTATACGAATCGTTTTTTATTCGTGTTTCTCTTATTTTTTTTCCAATTTTAGGATCTCGTTTTTTTCCTTTTAATGAATTACCTATATTTTTTTTATGATCTGTAGAAAGAGTTTTCCCTTTTTGTTTATCACTTATTTTCTTTCTTAATTCATTTGTCCAAATAATATGACCTCCATTTTCTAAAATATTATAGCCATTTGGTGTAAGAGTATTATATTCTTTAATATATTTAGTTTCTAATATTAAATTATCTTCCACCTTACATTCTTCTAATATTTCTCTTTTAAATTTCTCTTTACCATATTTTTTAACAGAATATAACAATAATTTTCCACTTCCTAAATAATTATCATCTTGAGTTCCTTTATGTGAACCTATATATTGTTTACCATTTTTTAAATTAGTTGTAATGTAAATATAATTCATTTTTATTTTATATATCTCACTTGATAAGTATTCCAAAAGTTCTTTGATCATCAATGAATATGTCAATGACACAATAATCATATCCCTCAGCTCTTCCAAATGATACACTTGGTCTAATTCTATATTCTGCAGATTCTGAAACATATTCATCAATTTGTCTCTTGATGTCCTCTTCTAATTGTAATTTGTTTATTCTTGATTCAAATACTAAATCCTCTATTCCAGCTCCAAAATTAAGATCACCCATTACTTGTCCTTGGCGGGTGCCAAAAATAACTTTAATCTTGGAAATAATACTTTCTATAGGATCTGAGTGATCTAACACGTTCACTTTGAAGTTAGGATCTTCAGGATTTCGTATATAAATCTCTTGTATCATTTAGTTTTATTTTATATATCTAAGAAAATAGAAAAGGAGACGCTGAGTCCCCTTTAATTTTTATGATTTTATTTGGTGTTAAGTCTTAATTAATACTTTACTATAGAATATCTCAAAAGGAACAGTAAAAGAAAAATACATAATAAGTACATCTAACCACCATGATATTGCTGGATCATAAAATGAGATCGCAAAAGCTATACACATTAACATTAACATTTTAGCCAGATGCCACATATCAGTAACCCATACTAAAACAGTAGACATTATTAAATCACCAAATTTAGTTTTTGGTTTCCATTTATTATGCCACGAAAGAGATGGGTTAATCCATTGTTGATTTTTCCAAAATCTAAAGATAGAAGTTTTAAAACGAGTTTTTAGAACATCCATAGTTGCATTTAAAATTCCTGCAATTATCATTAATATGACACTTATCCACCACATTACTTTTTCTTTTCTTTTATCTTTCTAATAAGAGCTCTAACTGGATTAATAATGAATGCAAATACTATTGCAGCGACAGCGAATATTCCTACTGGAATCCATGGGACAAATGTAGCAATATAAGACCAATCGCTCCCAGTAAATTTATGAATAAATGCAAAAGCTATAGATATTAATGCTAGTATTGCAGTCCACAACCAAGGGTTTTTTAAATTTAAAAATTTCATGATGTTTGTTATTTTAGTCTAGGATAAAAACTCTCAGCCTGCATTGCCTGTCTAATTTTTAACCTGTCTATTCCTTGAGGAGCTTTTGATTTCCAAACCTTTCTTTTCTTTTTTCTTGGATCCATAGGAGAAAATGCGTGTTGTTGTCCCATATCTTCTTCAGATCTTGTATGACCTCCTTTGTAATCCTTTATAGGGATCATATCTATTTGGCCAACTCTTGGGTACCAACTTCCCCAACTTCCGGAATCCTTGCCTAATGCCATTTTGAATTCTCCGGCAGGAATTTCTATTTTCCATTCCGGATCATTTAAAATATTTATTTTTAGTTTCTTTTCTAAATCTTTAATAACTTTTTCCAGTTCCTCATAGTCTTTGGGAAATACCCAAAATGTTAAAAGTTTGTAATTAGTATAAATCCTTCCAGAATTTTTCCCTCTTTCTTTATCTTCTTTGGCATCTAATTCATTATTAGGATCGTGCATGGCTATTTGGAAAAGTTGAGGATGAGTGGAATTTCCTTTCCTTGTATATAGCTTCCCTCCATAATATCCAAATGTCACATTTCCTTGTTCATCAAATTTGATTGATTATGGAGTAGCGTTAGGGTTTTTATATTTTGCCCAAACCTTTGGATCTATTGTAGCGTTGGGATTTTCATTTAATCCAGGATAGAAACTTTCTGCTTGCATAGCTTGTCTATAAGGTAAGGGTTTTTTCTTACCATATTTATCAGAACCGGACCCTTTGCCCCATCCAGTAGATCTTTTATGATCTAATTTTTCTTTATAAGACATTAAATGTTTTTGTTTTTCTTCTGCTGGAGGCCCATGGGAACCCATATATTGTTCAATTGGTATGAATTCTTTAAAATCAGATTTCCTATCATAGTTGTTACCATATCGTCTATCTCCTGCATGAATTGGCTTACTGTTTTGTCCTAAATAAACTTCAACTTTCCATCCCTTATTCCATAAATCCTGATCAAGAGATTTTTCCATCAGATTAATAATTTTATCAAATTCATCTGAACTGGGATATGCCCAAAAAGTAATTACTTTTGGTTTGGGATATATTCTTCCTGGATATATTCTATCATGTCCATTAGTAGTTTCTGAGAAATCACAATGATATCCTTCTTTAGGATTGAATTTTACATCGATAATTTCGTCAGTTTTATCATTTATAACAACTTCAAACGCTAGGGCTCCTGATCCAAAAACGCCCCATTCCTTTCCGTCATATTCAAATTTATCAGGACTTTCTGTTATAAGGGATTCGAATGGTTTGTTTCTTCTTTCTTCTGCTTTTGCTTCAGCATCCGGATGTTTAGAGCCAAATCCTGTAGGAACATTCCTTTTTTTCTTAGTTGGATCCATAGGAGATTTACCATGTTCTCCAGCCATATCTTCTGGTGCTAATTGTTTAACACTAGTAAGATTATCATAATTTTTAAGTTTTATATACTTTGTAGAAAATCTAATATGAGGATCATTTCCCCAAGTGTCCCACTGTCCTTCTTTGGTTTTCCAAACAGCTTTTTCAGATTTATCATAATTTTTAGTATCATTAACAATTTTATCATCCTTTTCAATAACTTCTACAAGAAAATCATCCAACGCGTTTCTAATAGGTTTGTTGAAAATTTTCTTATTATTCTCATCTTTTATAAAATCACTCTCAGATGATCGTTTATTCTCCATGTATTCGGCCATTTTATCTAAAAATTTTGCCATTTCACCGGGTTTTGGGTATTCCCAAAATGAGATAAGACCTTTGCCTAGCCATATTCGTCCTGCAAATTTATAATCATGTCTTCCACTTATTAAATGGGTTTCACCAGGGGTTGACATCCAAAAGCTTCCATTATCTAATTTTTTACCCATATGGACATCTTTATTAATTATTCCAAAAGCTCTAGCGTCATCATCATTATAAGCTGCGACTTTTTCATCCCTGGTTGCACAATGCCAACTATCATGATATTCTCCCCATGCGCCAACTGTTATTCGTGGATTAGCGCACATTGTATCTGGACTTTCAGTTAAAGATGTTCTAACTACTGATTCAAATGGTTGATTTCTCTTCCATGTATTTTTATCATCTATTTTCTGACCAACTTTATCTGTTACCTTTTGATTAGGAGTTTTCTTAGTTGGATCCATCGGAGATTTTGTATGTTCCGGTCTGTTTAAATGAGATAATTTTAATTTCGGATTAGCTGGATATTCTTTTAATGTGACTATTAAGTCTTCATCATCAGCAGATAAATCAGGATTGGGAATATCAAATAGAAAATCATCAAAATCTTCCATTTCTAATTCATATACAAATATTTCATCATGCATTATAAGTTCCTGAAGAATTTCCATAAGATATCCCTTTGTTGGAGCTTCCCAAAAGGCAATTACTCCGGCCAGTGGCCATATCCTTCCCTCATAATTATTAAATGCAAAAGCTGATTTTTCTCCAACTTCTTCATGAGATGTACTTGGTGGTCCCACTTCAACTTTTCCATTTGATCCAACGCCAAATGGATGAGCTAAATCTACTGACCAATCCAAAGGTTGGCCACCTTTAGCAAATGATTGATCCGGATCTTCAAATAATTTATTTCTTACAACTTTCACCTCTAAGTAGTTTATTTTTAGTTAGTTGAACATGTGGAACCAGTCCGGAGTATTGTCGCTTGCAATCTTTTCTTTTAACTCCTTTAATTCTTCTTGTCCTTCGGCTCTAATATCTGCATAATTAATTGTAACATTTCCAAGAAGAGTATAACTGAAAGTTCCTAAAATTCTTGCTAATGAAATTTTTCCTTTTGCAATCATCCATTTAATAACAAGTGGATCATCATAAAATTCTTCGTGTGGAATAGTATTCATTGTGGTAATAAATAAAGATTCAACTGGATCTCTACCAAGTATAGCTATTCTGTGAGTGTTTAAGTTAAATTTTGTTTGAATATCTCTAAGATTAAAGGCTCTTGATAAATCCCAAAATGACCACTGAATAGTACGATATGTAATCTGATCTGAAGATAATGGAGTCAAATAAAGGTCAGCAGCCATTAATCTATCAAATTGAAGGTCGGGGTCATGAATACCAAATACTCTTGAGCCACCAGTCAATTCATAAACAACTTGAATACCTACACAGCATTCAGGTAATTGAAAAGTTCTAGTCGCTTTCCATTCTGGAGTGCCATACCATTTTTTATCTAAGATATACCAACGAGTTTCCAAAGCATCTCTGTATTCTCTGAATAACCATCTAGATTCTAAATCGATTATACGTGTAATTTCCTTATCAGGAGGTGAAAAAGGAAGAGAACAAGAGGCAGTTAATTCACCTTTTACTTCATCTATAAGTTCTTGTTTAGTCATTTAACTTTTTATTTTAATTCATCTCTGTGAGAATTTACGAATTTATTCCATTCTTCTATGGAACATCCAAGTTCTTTTATAACTTTTTTAATTCTTCTATTATTTGCTAATGTAGCTGCTAATAAAAATAGAACTAACACTGATAATATACTCGCGTATGCGCATGTTATAGGACCTATGATTGCTCTTGGTAATTTAATTACTGTAGCTAAAAATCCACTAAGGAAAAGTACTAATAATATTCCTGTGATGGTTTTACTTGGTTTTAAATTTTCTTTCTCTGTTGATTTAGAGAAATATTTAAATGCAAATTTTATCCATTTAGTTGCAGGGTATTTACTATAGGCTGCTATACCTTCTTCTACTGTAAAATTATGTTGGGCGGTGTTTGGAATCTTTGTTGACATATTATTCTTTTTCTATAAATTTCCATTCTAATTTAGATACCATTGACATATAATCTTCTCCGGCTTCTTTCATATCTTCATCTTCATAAATCCATTTAATAATGACTTTACGATTTTTTATTATTGCTTTATCAGCTAATAGGTTAAATACTACTAGCAAAGATTTTGCAGAGGATGTTGCGAAATAATCCAGATCTATAGTAACAGCCATATCTCTAGGATCTTCCAGGTATTCTTCTAGTTTATCAATTAGTGGCTGCCAAAAATCTGCTCTAGCTTCCGTCGCAATTGATCTACCCCAAATTTTTAACCTACCTTCATCTTCAATGAATTCAAGACTTGGTAATTCATGGTTTCCTGTAAATATCATTTTATATGTATCTTTTTTTAATGTATTCGTTTCCAAATACGTGTTCATCTGATTTTTTGCCGGTTAGGTTTTTAATCCACTTATAATCTCTCATTTCTTCAACCTCTACACCAACTGCCGGAGCTCTGTTTTTCTCTTCCCTATCTATAAGTACTGAGCTTTCATCTATTCTTGCTGATTTTCCAATACCTGCAAATTTTATTATGCTATCATTTATATTACAATTTAATAATTCCCAGTTATTCTCAACAAAACAATTATTAATCGTATTCTCTTTTTCTATAGTCATTCTTTGTAAATAAGAATCCGAAATTGTAGTTCCTTTAACCACCTTTGAATTATATATTCTTGCATTATTTATTGTACATGATATCATGTTACATTGTTCTAAAACTCCTTGGACATTACATAATACTAAATCAAATCCTTTTAGATTAGTGCAGTTTATATCAGCTCTTCTTAATTGATAAACTCCATATTCTGTGTCTAAATTAAATTCTCCTTCTCTAAGGTTATTATTTATGACACTCTGGAATAAAGTATTTCTAATTTTTGGCCAATAAGCTTTCATCATTTGAGTATCTCTTCTCATATCAATTCCAACTTTTATCTCCGGAAATAATTCAGTAAATTTTTCTGGTTCATAATAAGCCTCTTGAATTTTGTAAAATTCATCGGTCATAGTTTGAAGTTCTAGTAATTCAGGTTTTGTGAACTCAACTTCGTTAAGACTTTGATAAGTCTTAATAACATAATATTGAAGAACTTCTAAAATTTCTTTACTCATTTCTGAATAATCATCTCCACCAATATAATTAAACTCTAAAACTCCTTGGGTTTGATCTTTAAAATTAACTCCATAAAAATTCTTTTTTGGAATTCCAATAACATAATTTACATTCTTGACTAAATCAGGAACATAAACAGCTTCTGTTACTGGGAGTAATGTTTTTATTGACATACAATAAGGTGAATCTTCTTGTAATGGAAATTTCTCATAAATAAATTCCTCATCTATTTTAAGAACAAGTTTTTGAACATTCATACTGGAGATACTCTGGAGTGTCTTTAAATGACTATGATCAAAAGACATATTAACCCTCATCAAAGTATCACTAGTGCAAACAGAGGTCTCTGAGATCCACCCTAGGACCTCTTTCATTAACGGAATTGCTGAATCATATCTTTGTCTACCCATATGAAAAGAATAACGAGGTCTATCCCCTTCATATTCTTTTACTAAAATAGCTCGGGCAAAACTTGGAGAATGAGAAGTCCCATTTGTAAGCATTACGCTTTTGGAAGTTAACTCACTTAATTCTTTAACAATAAAGTTTGTATCTTTTGAAGAATAAAACTCAAACACATAACCCATGTTCGTGTTATTAAAAACTTCTGGTAAATTATAATGTTTTGGTTTATTCATTTAGTTATAACATTTATTTTATATATTCAATAAAAAAGGAGCTTTTAAAAGCTCCTTTAAATTTTTTATATATCTTCTTTACCTACTAACCGAAAGACCACTTTATCATCTTTATATTCGTCAAACATAACCCTTAACTTATCCTTGACTACAAAGTTGTTTAAAAATATTCGGTGCTTCTTAAATTCTTTCAGAGGAATCAATCCAGTGATATCACCAACATTGGCAATTACACCAAATTTCATAACTGCTGCTATTTCAGATTCTAAAATTTTATCCTTAGAATCAAAAATAAATTGCTGCATTTTCTTCAATTTTTCTTGTGGATCTTCTTCAGTTAATATAACTCTATTATCTTTAGTAACCTCTCCTACATAAAATTCGATTGGATCACCTGGCTTAAAATGCCATGCTTTGAATAAAGCCTTGGTTTCTTCAGTCATTTTAGAAACGTGCAATAAACCAGTAAATATAAATTCTTCCCCTGATCCAAATTCAATAAAGATACCATATTTCGAAGCACCTGTTACAGTACCGGTATATTTGTCCATTAAATCAATTTCTCTAAGTTTTTGCGGAAGTATATGGGCGATATACTTTTTATGGGACACTATAAAGGACTTCATGTCCTTTAAATAGTCTTCTATCATTACAATAACTTCTTTTCCTACATAAGATTGGAAATCTTGTATCTTATTAGCAGCGGCTAGTGACCCTGGCATAAATGCGTCAATACCTTGAACTTCTACAAAGAATCCACCTTTATTAGCTGATATTACTTTACATTTATATGCCTGTGTTGGATTTTCTAATTCCTGCATGAATTCCTGCCTGATACTCATTAAATAACCCTGCCATAATGATATTTTAACTGGATTAGATTCAATGACATATGCCATGAGATTCTCTTCGATTAATTTATCTTTATATTCTTTGATATTTAATTGTGAGGTAAATTCCTCAACGTTATTATAACCAAACATTTGTACAAATCTCTTCTCCCTCTTAAGGTCAATAGATATAGTTAATCCGCCAGCTATTTCTAAATCAATTTCAGTATCTTTAATATTAAAGATGTCTAAGACTAATACACAATCTCCTTTGGATAAATCTTTTTTAACTATTTTGGAATCTTGGCCCGAATATAAGTCGAATAACTTTTGGGCGTAGGGCTCTCGAGAGAAGCATTTATTTTTGTGGTCTGATCCTAATATCTTTATATTGGGTGTTAATTTAGAAGCTCCTGTGTAACCGTCTTCATACATTTCCCAATTAAAATCTTTTACTTGCTCGAACATTATTTTAATTTTTAAAAGTGAATAATTTAGATTATATATCCTTCATGTAAATGTTAGTTTGTGTAGTTCCGGAAAAAAGTTTAATTCTCCAGTCATTAAACTAATCTATGTAGATATATAAAATAAAAATAAATTACTATGGACTGGACACCATTATCCTTAAATACGCTAGTACCACAAATTCCTAAAATCGTAAATGACAATTTCACTGCTTTCCAACTTTACTTGGATCTTTTTTATGATGAGGTAGGAGATATTCTTGTAAAACCACTACATACAACAGGAAGAGTCAAAGGTGCCACCGGTGAATTCGTTAATGTAGTTGTAGATAACTTAACTGTAAAAAATCAGTGGACAAATCGTTACGAAAATTCAACCACTGCAGATTACGATTATTATGTAATGTACACTACCCCTGCTTTTGTGCCCAGAGATCCATGTACTTATGGAATTGATACATCAGTGTGGAACGTTCCTTATGAACCTGCAGGATTTAAAGTTATTGATGTCAATAAACCTTATTATAAAATAACAAATGAGAATCCAATAAATTTATCAAATGATAATTTATCTCAAGTTGTGGGGATATTTTTTGGGGATGCTAGTGGTACTGATGATTTTGAAATTTTACTGGATCCATGTACTTTTTTAAATTATACTGTAGATGCTAGTTCTTCAGGAATCGCTTATATGGAATTTATATCTACTAGTTATGATCCTTCTTGGGGTTCTACATGGACACAATTTAAATATGGAGCAGATGATTCCTCATCTGGTGGATCAGGTACAGTTGGGCCAGGAACTATAGGAACTATTCCAGTTTTTGATACAATAAATAATATCGGTGATTCTTCAATTTATATGAGTGGAAGCACTCTTGTAACAAGAGATATTCAAATTCATAATGCAGTAAGAGATAGTTCTGGAGGAATTTTAATAGGATATGGATCACCTGTGCAAATTAATAATCCTGAATCAGGAAGAGATGTTTCTATTTATGGAGATACTAGAATAGATGGATCTTTATATGTAAATGGAGAAGAAGTTGGTTTAAGTAAATATGATCCTACATTATCAGATGCATTAGAAATGCCGGTGGATGTTGGGGGGATTTTAGCAGGAACTACAGTAGCTGATTTAAGAGGAAAAACTTATGACCAATTATTTAATGATTTATTATTTCCAACAGTTATGGCATATATACAAACTACAAATAATGCAACATTAAGTGGAATTAGTACCGCTACTTTAGAAGTTGGTTTACCAATGACACCATCTACAACTGGAATTTATAACCCTGGAGACATTAATAATGGAGATGAAACAAATGGACCGGATTTAACTGGTTCTGGAAATTACTATACATTTAAATTACCAAATGGAACTATTGATGGAACCTATGCTACTGCAGGAGATTCACAAGCTCATGTATTTAGTTCATATAATTTAATATTTGGTTCTAACATATGGGATGTATCAATTAGTTATGACGCTGGTACAGGAGCATATTATGATAATAAATCAAACGCTGGTACTAATTTAGATGCTTTAAGAGTAGCAGGTATAAAAACTGATAATTCGAGCACTGTGACAGCTAGAAGATACGCATGGAGAGGTACAGGATTACCAGTTCCAATAAATTCTACCCAGGTAAGAGCTTTATCATCAAAAAGTTTCTTGGGTGGATCAGATACCGGAACATTTGATATAACTATTGCTCCTTCAACACCTAATGTATACTTTTTCATTCCAATTGGAAAAACAGTATTAGTAAATTATGTTCAGTCATCTATGGCTGATGTTACTAGTTCATTTACGGCAGTTCCAATATCAGTAAATGATGCAGGTGCCGCAGCACAATCATATGAATCATGGACAGCAACTATCGGTGGTGGTGGATATCCAGGAACAGCAACTTATAGAGTTACAATTAGCTAAAAAAATATAAACAATAGACATGGCAGAATTTAATTTACCATTTGGTGTAAGAATAGCAAATAATGATCCAATAGACTATGATCGTTATATAGCAACAAATATAGCTACAAGAGATGCAATCCTAACGGTCGGCAGAGCCTATGAGGGGATACAGATTTATGTGGAATCAGACAAAACGCTTTACATCTTAACAGATGCAGTCGCGCCTGTTTGGGATGTGGTGGGATCTGATTCTTCAGCACTGGCTGATTTTAAAGAATACGTTGATGGATCGTTGGGAACCAGAGATGCTTCTATAGCTAATTTAGTTATTATAACTGATAATTTAGATACCTCAATTGGGGATTTAGATACGTTAACTCAGACTCATACAACAAATGTTGCTCAACTAGATGCTTCAATCGTTAGAATTGATGTATCACTAAATGATGCAATCGAAGCGGCAACATTGTTTCCAACATTCTCATATGTTGATGCTTCTCTTGAAGAAAGAGATACTTCAATAAGTAATTTGGAAATTAATAAACTCGATAATACTACAGATACATTTACTGGAATTCTAACTATTGATGGTTCATTAACAATTTCTAAAGATTTAACAATCGATGGCTCTGTTACTTATATAAATACCACTAATCTTGATGTTTCTGATAATATCATTTATATTAATACAGGAATGAGTGGAACTCCACCAGGAACAATGGTTTCTGGATTAAAAATTAATAGAGGAGATGCTTCCGATTATTACTTTATTTTCTCTGAAGCAGATGATACATTTAGAGTTGGATCTGAAACAAATGAGGGAAATTTACCAGGAAATACACAAGCTGTTGCAACTAGAGAAGATAATCCAACAACTAATGGAGTTCCCTATTGGAATAATATAAAAAATAGGTATGATACATCAATAGGACTTGTTTATAATGGCACTGGACAACTAAGCGTAGGAATTTCTAGAATCCTAGATTCCACTGGATCTACTGTCATAAAAAATGATAATAATACATTTATAACTGCAGGTGGAACAAATGCTTCATTAACTAGCCCCGGAACGGGGTCAAAGGGGTTCTTCGCAGGTAGTACTATATCCAGAGTTAGTAATACTCAAATAGCATTAGGTTCTTTTGCAGCAGGATCTACATACTTTACTATTTCAGATACTGGTGGGCAATCCAATATATTAGATATAAAAGGGTTTGGCGGTTCAACTACTTCGATATTTAAAATAGGAAAAACTGGGGAAGTATATTGCCCAAGTATTGGTGATGGATCGACCGGTCAAGTTCTTTATTACAATACATTAAATGGAAAAATTACATATGATACGATTAGTACAGGAAAAGACTATGATGCTTCAATCACAGCGTTATATTTAGAAAATAATATTCAAGATGCTTCAATTGAAAGAATAGATGCTTCATTAAATGATACAATTGAAGGAGCTACCTTATTCACATCATTCTCATATGTTGATGGTTCATTAGCAACAAGAGATGGGTCTATTAATTATCTTTTTAATAATGTATTACAACCTTTTGATAGCCTATCTGTAACTAATGACGGTTCAATAGGTGGAGCATTAAAAGTGGATTCATCTATTTATGCTAGTAATATCATAGAAAATGGAACTGGGGGAGTTACAATAGAAAAAATTAAGTTTGATAACCAAAGAATAACATTATCACCATTTTATACTACATACATACAGGCCGGATATTCTCTAGATACTTATGTAGATGGGACTAAAATATCTTCCCTTCAACCAGGAAATACAACATTCTATCATTCATCAGACGTGGGAACAAATGGTGGTATAGTTATTGAAAACTCGGCTGATAACCAACAAGGCCCAAAACTAGCACTTATTAAGAAAAGAACGGGGCAAACAGCTAGTGATGGTGATAGAATAGGAACTGTGGCGGCATTTTTCTATAATGATGCTGGTACACCAGAAGTGAAAGAAGGTGGGGGGATGTATCTAGATCTAGTAGATGTATGTACCGGAATAGAAGATACTCAATTATCATTTAAAAGAATAGAAAATGGAACCTTAACTACATATACTCTAGATGATTTAATTGAAGCATCATTAAGTACTCTAACAGATGTATCAATATCAGATGCATCAATATATGATACTCTTAATTATGACTCAGATACTTCAACTTGGATAAATGAACAAAGAGAATGGTACGTTGATTCAAGTTTAATACAAATAGTTAATGATGATTATGATGTACAATTAAACTCTATTAATGTTGAAGAAGATGCCGGAGAGGTATCACTTGTAGATATGGGGATTTCATCAGTTCCTGCAGTAAATACTATAGAATCATATTCCTTTGACATAGCAGGTAATCCGGTGGCTAAAATTTATGCAAAAGCTGATGGAGCGGGAGATGCTAGCATAACAGGATTTGTTGTAGAAGCAGATGCTCAATATATGGGTCCACCAGATTCTAATGGATCATGGAGATTTTACCCGGACACAGATGGTAGTTTAGTATTTGAAAGAAGAATTGCTGGCACATGGACATATAAAGGCGCGTTTGCAGGATAAAATAACAATTAAATTAATATCATGAGTGGAAAACTTAATATAAAACCAGGTTCTACAGGGGATGCAATTATAAATCCTTTAGGTATGGGAAGTATAATAATGTCAGGGAATATTCCTTATCCAAAATTTTATGACATTCATGATGCTTCAATCTGGACCAATAAAACTTCATGGGCAGATAATGGGCCGGCACGACTTAGTATTGTGGAAGATAAAGTATTATTAGCTAATTATTCTAGCAATTCTTCTAATGCTGATTTTCTATCTTTAGAACTTTCGGATGGTACTGAAAATTGGAAAAGTCTTTTAAGTTCCGGCGGGTATCCTACTTTTATTACAGCAGATAGTTCTATTGATAATTATTATTGGGGTGATGGGTATGCAGCCGGACAGGCAGGAAAAACTAATTCAGCGTTTGCACAGCAATGGAAAGTAAGTAAAACCGGTGATCAATTAAGAGAAAGAATAAATAAATCAGGGACTATGATTTATACCCTTGAAGGATATGGATCGACATCAGGATATCCAATACGTAAACTTAGAGCTTCAGATGGAGGAGAAGAATGGGCAGTTTCACTAGGAACTCTTGGTTCTTCATATATAGAATTAGATTTAGATGAGGAATATTTAATTGTGACAGGTAGAAGTTATATTGTAAGATTAGATGCAGATGGTTCAACAAATTGGACATATACTAATAGTAATGCGAATACTAGGTATAACAGACCAGCTATAGATAATGATAATGCTGTATATTCTACTAAATATGATGGTACTGCAGGTGTGCTTACAAATAAATTAATCAAACTTGATGGAACTAATGCTATGAATTTATTATGGTCAATTGATTTATCTACAAATTCTGCAGCAGATAATTATAATAGAGCTTTAGGATGTGTCATGGCCGATGACGGAAATGTATGGGTACAACTTAGGGTAGGTACTGCAAATTCAACGGCAACAGAATACATTAGAAAATATAGAGCTTCGGACGGTTTGTTTATGGAAAGTTATCAAATAACAACATTAGCATCCGGTTTATATATGCAATCATTTAAAGCTATAGAAGAAACAGATGATATAATCGCATCATTACACGATAGCACTCCATCTAATTACAATGAAGTAGGAAGATACCGATTGAAACCAAATAAAGATAATTTGATATGAGTTTTGGAACATTAGAAGAAAGAGAAACAAAAGTACTTAATATAATTCAAGTACATAAAGATTCCGAAATTCAGGATGAAAATGATTATGGATTATTAATGGAAAAATATGTGTATTATAATGATGTTGATATATTTAACTTATTTAAATTGTTCCAAGAATCATTAACACAATCATTTAATGATGGAGAATCTTATAACAGTGAAGATCTTTCAGATTTTTTAGCAATAAAAGAAGTTATGAGAATAAAATATCCTGAATTAGTTGAGCCTGATATTTATGTGGATGGAGTGCAATTAGATTAAAATAAATTGATTCTCAGTGGGCTTTCCCGAGTATAATAGATAAATATAAAAAATTAAAAAAGAAATAATAAAATATGTCACAAATTACGCCTTTTGTTAAACGAATGAGAACCCAGGGTGGAACTTTATATACATTTAGTTCTGCTGTTGAGGATATTGGCCTGAACATAAATGAGCGAAATAACATTGTTAAGATGTCTAATTTTGCTTTGCTTGATATTCCCGAAATTACAGCCCCTACTAATTTACAGCAAAATAGATTTAACCCATTTGCTATTAGTGGTGGATTGGAGAATTTTGAAGATTCTGCAAGTATTAAGGATGGTCGTGTTATTGTGGCTGAATCTTTTCAAAATTATGCTCTTAACTTAGAAACTTGGTTACTTTCAGAGGATGATTATAATCCTGCTTTATTAAGAACTGTTTCTGAAAGAGTGTTCTGGAAATGGATGAAGGAAACTGGTTCTGTTCGTTGGACTAAGGACGTTTCTAATAATGGATATTTTATCGAGGAAATTGACACAGATTCTTCTGTTGGTTATAACTCGGTTGTAAAATATGTTGGTGAAATTAGCGCCGGTTCTGTAAGAACTGATACTTTTGGAACATATAACGAGACATACGTTTTAGTTCCAACTTCACACGGCCAAACAAGGACTTATTTTAAACAAACTTTTGATGATAACTACTTCCCGAAAATGAAATTAGGAGAAGGTGGGATAAACATTAAAGGAAGAGAAAATTATACTAAACCTCATCCAGATGGATTAAGTATGATAGCGGATTATGATGTTCTTAATTCAAGTACTGTAGCAGGAACATATGACATGTTTGTTGATGTCCATGATGGATCTAGTTATCAACCTGGAACATGGTATACTGGTCAGGGACAATCGTTTGTTGATGAAAATTGGTATGCTACTGATTCATCTGCAATATTAGATGATCCAAGTACATATAATTACAATATTAAATATGACAATGGAGCTGATGAAATTGAATTCCAAAGATCTAATGTGGATGCTGTTGGGATTGAATATAATCTAAACAATCTTAAAAATATATTTGGAGATTCAACCCTTACATGGGATAAAATGGCGATCGAAGATTCTGTTGATGATGAATTCCAATTTAATGCTGTTCTTATTTATTATACAGTCTATAATAAAACATTAGACAAAGTATTAGCGACTAACTTATTAGGAGTTTTATTTTTAGATGCTGCCGCTGGTAATACATCAGGATTCCCCGAAATGGAAATCGCTATTCCTCAATTAACTAAATTACAAAGTACTGCAACAGGATTTGGTTCATCATACTCATTCAGAGTTAATATCAAATCTGATAATATGATTGATGATACTCAAGCGACTATCTTCGATGAGTCTACCTCATCTCAAACTGCACTTTATAACTGGACATCAGTTTTCGCTAATTTAGAAAAAACGTTAAGTATATTAAATCAACATACCGGTACAATAAATTATATCACTGAGCAATACATGGATATTTCAGGTATTCAAACTCAACAAGGAAATACTTTAACCGATGTTCAAAATCAAATAAATAGTATTGATAGTTATATTGGTGATGGAACACCTGGTTCATTAGCAATGTATGCAGAAGGAGATGATCCATTAATTGATTCATCTATTTATATGAATCTTGATGGGCCAAATGATTGGATTGGTGTTTTTACTCCAGATCCTTCATTTCCATTCCATGTTGATTCCAGTATGAAAGCTATGGATATTACTATCGAAAATGCTATAAGAGATACAAGTGGAAATATTCTTTTAGGATATGGTTCACCTTTACAAATTGGTTCATCTACTAATTACAGACAAGTAAATATTTATACAGGTGGAATAACACCAGGAATAACTGTTTATGATAACAATGCTGTTAATATTGATGGATCTGTTATAATTAATAATGGCTTAGATGTTTCCGGTAATGTAAGTATTAATGAATCTCTTATAATTACTGGTGATTTAGATGTTTCCGGAAATGTAAGTATGGAAGGAGCCGGTATACAAATTGATGGATATTTTAAAGAATCTTCAATAGGAACTGGACTTATATGGAATGCTGGATTATTAGATGTTTCTACTTCTGGAGGAGGAAGTGGAGGTATTACTACAATATCAACATTATCTCCTATAACTGGAGGAATAATTACATCTGATGGCTCAATAGGTATTGATCAAGCTACAACTAGTTCTGATGGTTATCTTACAAGTGCAAATTGGAATACCTTTAATAACAAACAAACTGATGTAACAGGATTAAGTCTCGGGGATCCATTATTAGCAACAGATTGGTTAATAGCGAGTAATGGGGGCACCGCAAATAGACAAGTAATTTCAGGCATAGGGCTTAGTAAATTTACTAATGATGAAGGTTGGACATCTAATGCTGGGACATTAACATCAATAGCGACAGGAAATGGATTAACAGGAGGACCTATAACAAATACAGGTACCATTACTATGGGTACTCCGGGAACATTAACTGGAAGTACTTCTAATTCTGTTTCTGCATCAAGTCATACTCATACAATAAATGATTTCACATCAACTGTTGGTGGTTTAGCTCCTGCATCTGGTGGAGGAACAACTAATTTCCTTAGAGCTGATGGTACTTGGCAACCAGCTGGTGGTGGAGGAAGTGGAACAGTAACTTCAGTCGGCCCTGGAAATGGAATGGATTTTACCACTATAAATTTATCGGGTCTTGTTTCAATGGCTACGCCATCTACCGTAACATCAACTTCTAGCAATAATGCAGGGACTGGTACGCATTCACATGCGCTTGGATTGATCAATACTGCTGATATCACAGTAGGGACTTTACCCGTAGCCAGAGGAGGAACAGGAGTTTCTTCTTTATCAGCTAATCATATTTTAAGAGGTGGATCATCGGTAACAACAAGTTCTGGTTTACAATATAATGGAAGCACATTAAGTGTAACTGGAGCTGCAACAGTTACTGGGGAAATCACCGGATTTTATTCTGATAAAAGATTAAAGACGGATATCTTACCTATTGAATCTCCATTAGATAAAATATCTCAAATTACTGGTATGACATATACGCCTAACGAATTAGCACCAAAATATAACGAAGATGAAGAAGATATAAGAAGAATAGGGGTTTTCGCGCAAGATGTTCAAAGTGTTTTACCAGAAGCAATAAGATTTGCCCCATTTGATAGAGATGAATTAGGAGAATCTATATCAGGTGAAGATTATTTAACAGTTAATTATGAGAATTTAGTTCCTCTATTATTAGAAGGTATTAAAGAATTAACTGATAGAGTTAAAGAACTTGAAGAAGTAATTAAAAATAAAGAATAAAATGGCGTTAGGAACTACAAATATATCCATATCAGCAGTAATGGCGCAAGCTGGACTTCCAGCACCTTCTACAGGTTCCAACATTACTTGGTCAACCTT